GTCTCATCGGCTAGGGCCTTCAGACAGCCCCGGCATGGCGAAGTGGATGCCATCATGACCTCTGAAGCACTTGATTGTGCGGAGGAGGCCAAATTCCCTAAGCGCTCCTTCGGTGGGAGCGTTCGCGCGCAAGAAATTGCCCGTAGATATTCAGCCGACTTGCCCACCTCGAGGGCGAGGGTCCGTTTTTCGGATTCAATGAGAGGTGAAAAACTGTTGATGCCCAGAGTGCATCCTTCAACACAGAAGAGTTTTGTGGAAAGCATGGACTGTGATCCGTGCCAAACCGATGAAATGCAAATTGACATCGGAACTGTTGTGTCCGGCCAACAGTGCGCTTCAATTGGAGTGCCAGTTAGGAGTTTCCATAGCAATAATTACACTATGAATTCAGATGTAGTTGGGATTGCTTATCCCATTGTATCCGCTACGTCGACCGAAGACATCATGTCTGTTGAAATGGCTAGTGCTCTTAATTGTAGTGCGAATCATATCCTACGTGGATTAGCCCATTCGGCTTTCAACATTGGACATCCTGTCGGGTTAAGATGGCACTCAGATGATTTTAATTTAGTCGTCGAGAGACCAGTGCGGCCATTGCACGCCGCATCTGTGGAGATGTCTGGTGCGAGTGGCCATTATGTCATCACATGGAATGGATTCACGGTGGCGACCGTGAATTTGTACGGTGATGATGTATTGGCCGTGTTCCCACCAGGCGTTAATTCGACGGTAAGAACTTTTCTTTTTACTGGCGTGTGTTTGCCTGTTGAGTACTCGTGGTTTATTGCTATGAGAATTCTTAATAAAGCTCAACACGCCTTAAATGGAAACATGGAGGGAGCTCGTGTCACGAGGTGCTACAACTGTTTGAAAGTTGGCCACATTGCGAAAGAGTGCACCAATCCTGTTAAATGCAAGAATTGTTATGGTGTGGGCCATAACTCTGCTCAATGTCCTTCTCCTGTTAAACAGAAAGACAAGGGCCCAAAGATTGCAAACAAGGTTGTGGTTCTTCCCCCCGTACCGAAGGCGATTGTGTTGCCGCCTGTTCCTCTACCAGCATTAGTTTTGCCTCAACCGGCAATCCGATTTGCTGAGGTCCCGATCAAGTTTGCTTTTGAGGAGGAAGAAGAAGAGGAAGTCGAAGAGACGCCTGAACAGATTGAGGAACGTCGTCTGGCTAAAGGAAAATCGAAAGAGATTCCTGGCCCTTCTGGTGTTTCTAGGGAAATCGAGCCCGAACTTAGGATTTTGAACCCTAGGGAACGGCACGATAAAGAAGACGAGATTGCTCGAAAGGGTGGCTCACTCAAAGCGCAAGCTAAGGGTGGTCGCGCTGGTGCCAATGATAAATTGATTAATCAATCTATCCAAAGAACGAATGCTGAAGAAGCGGGAGCACGAGATGCTGCTAGAGAGAAGAAACAGGAATTGAGAGAAAATGCTCTTCCTGTATTGCCTCCTCCATTAGTGCCTCATGACCCGACTCCTCAAAAACCGTTTTCTGGTGAAGTTTGGCACACAGCGACATTCTTGTGGTCGGCTGAGGGATGGAAACATTCTTTAGAGGATTCAAGATTTGCTTCTCCGAATGGCGTTAAATCACTGTATTGGTCAGTAATGCTCTTAATTGTTTGTGTTCTGGCTTTCAATTTGTTCACAGCTCAGTCTGTGGTGGGAAACCACCCGTTTTTGATTGCGCTGGAGTGTGTTCTGGGGGTCTTCGGATGTTATGTCATCTGGGGTTTCTTTAAGAATCTGCTCTTAATTGGTATCAAATTGAGAAAATCAGTGACTGTCTCTGTCAGTTCCCCTGATAGGAATGGCAGCCGCTTGCTTTCAACTGACGCTAGACCTGAGTCCATGAAGAATGGCCAGATCAAGTATGAAAGCAGTGCGGCGGTCAGTCGAGTGACAACTGAATATTCGCTGCAGGTAGATCACTTCCTGTTTTACATGTTGTTCTGGAAAGCTGAAGGGCTTTTTCCTTGGGACTCGTGGATCACAGTTTGGGATTTAACTCCAGAGTTTGTTCCTTATGATAGGGAACTTTTGTCACATTTCCTCAATCCCCGTTCTGCCAGCGCCACCACTAAATATAGTAATGTACGTACCAGTCTCACTATTGCTGCCTCGGCCCACACCGCTACAAATATACATCGTGATGAAACAATATCGACTGACCCTGTTAATAACACTGTCAGGATTGCTTGTATCGTCCATGGTTCTAATTTGGAGAGGTTTCAAGTGGCCCCGGGTTTTCAATAGCTCCCCCAAGACCTGCGAGGGTCATGTTCGGTTATGATTTTGAAGAGGTAGAAAGTTTGTGTCACTTAAACCCGATTAAAGACTCTGTTAAAGTGTCTCTAGTCCGTGATGAAGAATGGAAAAGGCCGTTTGTTGCTGCCAGTCTTGGCCCAACGGCTTCTTTCAGTCTACCACACCCGAATCCTTCCGCACAGACCATCTTGAGGGGAGCGCTTCATCGCTTTGGCAGGAAACCGCCTATTGCTGTGAAGTTGAGAATTGCATTACTAAAACGCTTTGTTGCTACCTGGCTTAAGGAAAATTTAACACCATTGCCTGCCGAAACCGACGTATCTTTCGAAACTTGGGTTCAGTCTACCAATTATCCCGAGTGGAGGAAGAACGAATTGCGTGATATTAATCAGAGGATGCTTGTCAACGGTCGATCAAAAGACTGGGGCAAGATTAAGTCTTTTATGAAAGATGAACATTATCCAGATTTTAAGCACGCACGGTCGATAAACGCTAGATCCGACGAGGCCAAAATAATATTTGGGCCTTGGTTTAGAGTTATCGAAAAATCGGTGTTTCAGTTGCCGATGTTCATTAAGAAGGTTCCAGTGCCTGATAGGCCTGAGGTCCTCAGTTCCTTGTATCAAGATGGAGCTGAGTATGTGTCTACTGACTATACTTCTTTTGAAGCATTGTTTACTGCTGAAATAATGGATGCTGTTGAATTCCAACTTTACGAATACATGACACAGCATATTCCACTCGCGTCGGCGTACATGGATGATGTACGCAGAGTGTTGGGTGGCTTGAATGTATGCGTGTTCAAACATTTTATGTTAGAATTGGCTGCAACTCGTATGTCCGGAGAAATGTGTACTTCTCTAGGCAACGGGTTTTCGAACTGGATGTTCGTTGCTTTTCTCTGTAGTGAGAAGAACATTCAGTTGAAGGGGTTTGTAGAAGGAGACGATGGGATTTTCCGATTCAATGGAGGTACCCTCGAAGCTAAGGACTTCGAGGAACTTGGCCTTATCATAAAAATTGAGAAGCATAAGAACTTAGAACATGCTTCCTTTTGTGGTCAAGTCTTTGATATGCAGGATAAGATCGTGGTGACTGATCCGCGTGAAGTTTTGGCCTCTTTTGGCTGGACTTCAGGCAAGTATGCCACGGCAACCCACTCCACAAAAATGGCGCTATTGAGAGCTAAAGCATGGTCTATAGGATACCAATACCCGGGAATGCCCGTCTTGGCGTCCATGGCTCGTGCTTATTTGAGGCTCACAAGGTCATACAACTTGGACAAAGTCGTTAACGGTCGGGGGTTTTTGAATACCTATGAACGCGATCAGCTTTTGGAAGCTATCGATGCCGGCCGTCCCGAGTTGAATATCCAGCCCCCAAGCCGCACGAGGTGTCTAGTGGCGGAATTATACGGAGTGTCTTTGGAAGCCCAAAAAGCTTACGAGGATTATTTTGATAATTTGCTAGTCATAGAGCCCATTCCTGATTTTGGTATCACTGTGCCGGAAGCTTGGCATAAGAACCAGTTTTACGTCAGGGATGTAGATCTCAACGATCCTTTAGTTGAGCGTCTTTCGTGGTTCTCACGCCGGCCAGTTCTTTGGCCGGAAGGTGTTGTATTGCAGTCAGGACTGCAGCTTGTCTAAGGTACTAGAC